CGAAATGTAGAGCCTTTAGACGATGATACCGTTAAAGCTTTAGAGGACGATGACTTACAAAGCTATTCTAAGAAGGTAAAAACCCGCATCGACCAAATGAAAAAAGTTTGGCACGATGAGCGTAGAGCCAAAGAATCCGCTATTCGTGAGCAGCAAGAAGCTGTGGCGCTTGCGCAACGGATTATGGAAGAAAATAAACGTCTTAAAAGCACTCTTTCTGAAGGTGAAAAGCAATACGCAAGTACAGCGCAAAGCGCCGCAGAGCTAGAGTTAGACGCAGCAAAGCGAGCTTATCGTGATGCGTATGACTCTGGAGAGTCTGATAGAATTGCAGAAGCACAGCAAAGAATCACAGAAGCTAGTATTAAGCAAGATAGAGTTAAAAATTATCGCCCCTCTTTACAAGAGGAAGAAAATAGTGTACAAATACCCCAACAAACGTATCAACAGCAAGAACAACCAAAAGTTGACCCAACAACATCTAAGTGGCTTGAAAAAAATACTTGGTATGGGCCAGATGAGGAAATGACAGCTTTAGCTCTTGGTACGCACGCAAGACTTGAAAGAGAATTTGGAAAGGGCTTTATAGGCTCTGAAGAATATTTTAAACGTATAGATCAAACTATGCGCAAGCGGTTTCCCGAAAATTTTTCGGAAGAAGTAGAAACGCAAACTGGGGACGACAAGCCTAATTCGCGCACTGAAAGTAGATCATTATCAGTTGTTGCACCAGCAACGCGGAGCACAGCGTCAAAAAGAATAGTGCTAAAAACAAGTCAGATGGCAATAGCCAAAAGACTCGGATTAACCCCCGAGCAGTATGCTCGTGAAGTGCAAAAACTGGAGAAATAAAATGACTACTAATAAACTTGCTCGCGAACTAGATAACCGTGAAGCTGCTGAACGTCCGAAGGTATGGAAACAAGCTGAGCTTCTCCCTGAGCCTGATAAACAAGCTGGTTATAAATATAGATGGATTCGTACTTCGACATTAGGTGCAGCGGACCCTCGTAATCTTTCAGCAAAACTGAGAGAAGGCTGGGAACCTGTAGGTGTTGAGGAACAGCCAAAGATGCAAATGTTAGTTGATCCCGGTAGTCGATATAAAGACAATATTGAGATCAGTGGACTGTTACTCTGCAAAACTCCAGAAGAGCTGGTTGACCAACGAAACGCACACTTTCGTAATCAAGCAGAAAATCAGATGGATGCTGTAGATAATAGTTTTATGCGCCAAAGTGACCCACGGGCTCCACTCTTTAAAGAGAGTAAGTCTACGACCACATTTGGTAAAGGTACTTAATTTAACTTAGGAGTTTAATATGGCTTATCCAACTGTAAGCGCTCCGTATGGACTAAAACCAGTCAACTTGATTGGTGGACAAGTCTTTGCAGGGGCAACTCGTCAGATGGAAATTGCAAGTGGCTATGCTACGAACATTTTCTATGGCGATTTAGTAAAACGTATTTCCGATGGAACGATTGAGAAAGATACTGGCACAACTACAGCTACACCTTGCGGCATATTTTTAGGTGTTAACTTTACCAATGCATCTACTGGGCAAGTACAGCAACAACAGTTCTACCCAGCAAGTCAGTCAATCAAATCTGGAACTAAGATTTTTGCAGTCGTTGCGGATGACCCTGACACATTGTTCCAAGTCGTTTCTTGTTCTTCAACCACAACTGTAGCTGGAATGGGTATTTCTGCTATTGGTAATAACATTGCTTTAATTCAAAACGCTGGTTCTACCACTACTGGTAATTCCGCTGTAGCGATTGATGAAGGAACGCAAGCTACTACTAATACTCTACCTATTCGTATTATTGATGTGGTAAGAGATACAGCAACTGGCACTGACACATTTGTTGAGTTTATCGTTAAGATAAATGCGACTATGCATCAGTATAACAACTCAACTGGCGTATAAGGGAGCAACTAAATGGCTATTTCAAGAGCGCAGCTACTTAAAGAGTTGCTTCCCGGACTAAACGCATTGTTTGGTTTGGAATATGCAACGTATGGCGAACAACACAAAGAAATCTATGAATCAGAGACTTCTGAGCGTTCGTTCGAAGAAGAAACAAAACTGTCTGGTTTCTCTGCTGCACCGGTCAAAAACGAAGGTTCTGCCATCGCTTATGACAATGCACAAGAAGCTTTCACAGCTCGTTATAACCACGAAACTATCGCCCTTGGCTTTAGCTTGACTGAAGAAGCAATCGAAGATAACCTCTACGACTCTTTATCATCACGCTATACCAAAGCTTTAGCTCGTGCAATGGCTTACACTAAGCAAACTAAAGCAGCTTCCGTCTTAAACAACGGTTTCACTGCTGGTGTTTATGCTGGTGGCGATGGCGTGGCTTTGTTCAGCACGGCTCACCCATTGGTTTCTGGTGGCACAAACAGCAACACTCAATCTACTCCTGCTGACTTGAATGAGACTTCTTTAGAAGCCGCTGTCATTCAAATTGCTGCTTGGACTGATGAGCGTGGCTTGTTAATCGCTGCTAAACCTCGTAAGCTAGTCGTTCCACCTGCATTACAGTTCGTTGCTACCCGTCTATTAGAGACACAGCTCCGTACTGCAACAGCAGACAACGATATCAACGCTATTGTAAACAATGGTTCAATCCCAGAAGGTTATACAGTAAATAACTATCTGACTGATACCAATGCTTACTTCATCTGCACCGATGTACCAAACGGTATGAAGCATTTTGTTCGTACACCTTTGAGTAACTCGATGGACGGTGACTTCGATACAGGTAACGTCCGTTACAAGTCTCGTGAGCGTTATTCTTTTGGGTTCTCTGACCCATTAGGAATGTTCGGTTCGCCCGGAGCGTAAAAAGAAGGGGAGATAAAACTCCCCTTTTTTATTTATTTGTAGTATGATTATTTATCTGGGCAATACCAGCTTATTAAACTGCACCCAGCAGACGATATACCGATTAATAGGCTTAACTTGTATATAGGAGAATTAATATGGCTCGCACCACATTCCAAGGTCCACTTCGTTCATTAGGTGGCATTTATCAACAAGGTCCAGCGACTATTGTTGAAATTACAACTAGCACTACATTAAATCCAGAAGCTCATGGTGGACGTATTATTTCCGTAGGTGGTTCTTTAGCGGCTGCTTTAACTTTAACTTTACCAACCATTAACGCATCTGCAAACCCAACCACTTCTGGTCCCGGTCAAGACCCAAGCACCGCCAATAATGAGGGCGTTGTGTACACCATTTGGGTTCCAACCACAATCTCTACTTCTTCTTTAAAGATTGGTACGGACGGCACAGACAAGTATGTAGGCGCTGTATTGTCAATTGATACAGACACTTCTGGTGCTGCTGTAGGCTTCGTTGCTGGTGCAAGTGATGACTTTATTAACTTTAACGGTACAACCACTGGTGGAGTTGCAGGTACATTTGTACAGATCTACGCAATTACTGCACTAAAGTATATGGTTACAGGCACAGTGCTAGGTTCTGGTACTGTTGCTACTCCGTTTGCTACTTCTTAATTAATCTGGCGGACTAGGGAAAACCCTAGTCTACTCAACATCTTAGGAGATTAATTATGGGTATGCAATATGATGTAAAACAAGGACACCTAAATCAAAGCGGATTTTTGGTGTTGGGAAGAAATCGTGTCAAAGGGCTTTCTTTTGTGGGTACTGCTACCGCAGGACAAGTCACGCTATTTGATACAACTACAGCCCCAGTAACCACAGCAACTTACGGACGCTCTGGAACCACAGTCACCGTTACGCAATCTGCTCATGGACTAACCACAGGACAGGTTATTGGGATTGAGTTTGGCGTTGGTACAGGTGGCGCTGCGACTAACGGTAACTATGCGGTTACGGTATTAACATCTAGCACTTTTACTATTACTGATATTAATACTGGAACTATTACGGCTAGTCCATCCGCAGTCTATACCACGGGTAGATGGTTACTATCGTATGATGTAAGTGCAACGGATATATTTAATAATGCACCACTAATTCCCGGAGAAGGCGTTGTAGCTGTAAACGGTATCTACGCTTACATGGTTAACTTACTGGCAGTTAATATTTATTATGGCTAAGAAAAAAGGTCCGTCTCTTGCTATTGGTAGGGGTGAGAAGCTACCTGTATCTAAAGGGGCGGGCCTTACCTCCAAAGGCAGAGCTAAGTACAATGCGGCTACGGGGTCTAATTTAAAGGCTCCGCAACCACAAGGTGGCGCAAGAAAGCGTTCATTTTGCGCTAGGATGTCAGGGATGCCCGGACCAATGAA